GGCTTGGCGAAGACAACATCGTCTGCTTCGCGGTAGACGAACTCTACGAAGGCGGATACGTCCGCGCGCAGCACTACAACACGAACGGCGACACGCTGACGGGTTACGGAATCCAGTTCATCGGCTTCCGTGGCAAGAAGCAGCCGGTGTTCAAGAAGTGGGAATTGGGTGAGACGTACATCGTGGACGAGGTTGTCCAGAACGACTCCTTCTACTTCAAGTGCATCCTGGCGTTCACGAAGGCGCTGGCCGAGGCGGAGGTACTGGCAGGAACGTCGGTATCCGAGCCTGGAGTTGGTGCGAGCACCGCGACGTACTGGGAGATCTACAAGGGCGCGGCCCTGTAGGAGGACGGCATGGGGTGGCCTACTGAAACTGAGATTGGGATCATGGCGCGGCTCACGTTGACCGAAGCTCCGACTGGTACGTTCAAGACGAGCTACGGGTACAACGTGACGGCGTTGCTTGCACAGGTAGTGAATGACATAGCCACCTTTTGTGGACGGCCTCTTGGATTCGACCAGCAAACGGTAACGGAAATCTTCGATGGGGGGAATCGTATCCTCCGGGTGACGTGCCCCCCCATCATCTCTGTCACGTCGGTCACGGACAACAGCGATGATTCGGTGCTGGACGTGGATGAGGATGAATACTACGTGTACGAGAAGCAGATTCGGTTACCGCGGCCGACGCCGACGGAGCGCATTCCGCAAAGGGACACGACACCGAAGCGATGGACAGTCGTCTACGTCGGAGGATACGACGACGACGGGACGCCTCTTCCTGCACAGGTCGTAGAAGTGTGTGCTGAGATCGCCACACGGACGCTCCTGCGGGTGGATCAGCAGTATCGGGTCTACCAGAACGTGGAGAAGTTTCAGGACGGTCAGATCACGTCTGTCTTCCCGGACAAGGAGAAGGAGTTCGCGGATCAGTGGCGGAAGCTCGAACAGAGCGGAATGGTACTGAGCGTGGTGAGATGATAGGCGGGAACAAGCTGTGGACGTTCTACCGCAAGACGGTGACGAAGAACGCGATCAACGTGAGCGTTAGGACGTACGACGCAGACAATCCGCTGTACGAGGACAAGTGGTGCCGGAAGGTGCGGCGTGAACCATACGATCGGCCGGAAGTCAAGTTGACGGATTCCTCGCGCCCACTGGTGGAGGATCTGCTCTTGATCGTTCCGATCGATCTGGCGCTGGAAGAAGATGATGTCGGCTACGAACAGGACTCTGGGTACTACTACGAGATCCAAGGCGTAGAGGATGTATCGATGATGGGAGACACCTACCAGTGCCCCATCGTGCGGATACCTGGGCTGACAAAGGAAGCAACGTAATGGCACTCCCGAGAAAAGGGTACTTCGGTGGCGGGAAGTACAACTACGGCGGCTCTGTCGTCGAGTTCAACCCGACACCGTTTGTCAACGTGGTCATGGAGAATGTGGAGCACCGGCTGGAAGCGGCGGGCGAACTCTTCGTGGAAAGAGCCAAGGAGAACTTCGTCTACGCCTATCCCCCACACTCGATGCCATGGGACTTCCCGCATTACAGGGAGGCAGAAGAGGGTCCGACGCGGCTTCGTGACGCCATTGCTTGGCGTGTGTTCGATCGCGGCATAGATGTCGTGATGCAGGCGGGGATCATCGACGAAAACCTGTCGGGGCGCTTGAACATCTATCCGCACATGCTGGAGACAGGGACGAGATTCATGGCACCGCGACCGTGGTTGACGATCACGACGGATGAGGTCTGGAACGATTGGGAACGAATCCTCACGGGGTGGGAGTCATGAACGCGGCATTCGTAGTTCCATTCCTTAGCGCATTCATGGACGCCATCACCGATTCCGGGGTGTCGCGGAATGCGAATCTTCTGGCGCTTGTCGGGGCGGACAACATCGTTCCAACACGGCCTGAAGGGGACGAAAGTGACTTCGTGGTCATCGACTACCCATTCGGCGGGCGCGATCCAGCATACGTTCATGGCCCTGATGGGGATGCGGTGGCTCACTGGATGCGGTTACAGGCATCGACGTGGGCGAGCGACAAGCTGGTGTCGTTGCAGATACTGGATGCACTGATTCAAGCGATTGACGGGCGAGACATCGTTGTCTCTGATTGGGGGACTGTTCGTTTGTTCATGCGTGGGGCTCCGTGGAATCTGGTGGATGAGACATCGAATGTCCGCAGATATGGAGCCGGCGCACGGTATGAAGTCTTACTGCTAAGTTAGGAGGAACGATGGCACTTTCAGGTGGTTGGAATGCAAGGGTGGTCTGGGACACAGACCACATCCTACAGACGAACGCCGACATCACGATGGACGCAAAGAGGGGCCGAATCGACGTGACGTGTCACGGGGATTCCGGCCTGCCTTTCCGCACGTTCGAGGTCGGACTCTTCGACCCGATCGAATTCACGCTCCCGATCTTCTGGGATTACACGAGGGCGGAGACGGCGGAGATGGTGACGGCGTTGATGTGCGGCACGAACACGAAGCTCGAATTCGAGGACGCAGCGGACAGCGCGAACCCGTTCATCAACGGCAATGCCAAGGTGGTCGGGATCAGCGCAACCGGACGGATGGAGAACGAGATGCAGATCATGAACGTCACGTTCCTCTTCTCCGGCGCTCCGACCGAGATCCTGGGCTACAACCCGTAGGGGCGGTGAGAGACGATGGCGATGAAAGCTGGTTATCTGATGGGGCTGTTCGATTCGGAGACGGTCCTGCTCGACGGCGAAGCGACTGCCCGTACGAATCTCATGGGCGGCACGAACGGCGTCAGCGGTCAGTTCTCGAATGTCCTCTCACTGGACTGGTGGGATCAGACGCCCGGTGCCGGCTCGATTGCCTGGGGTGCGAACTATGGATACAACAGCAACTCAGGCGGTTGCGCCATCACGGCCACTGCGGCGGTAGACACCGAGATCGGGCAGACTATCACGCTCGACAGCGCCTTGACCGAGGTGAAGAAGTTCTCCCTGTCGCTGTGGGCGAAGCTGGCGACGACAAAGGAAGCGACCCTGACCGTGACGTTCAAGACAGCGGCCGGGGCCACCATCGGGACACCGGATGTATTGACCATCACCGCGCACAACGCGAACTACGGGGATACGAACTGGGGTTACTGGTCCGTCTTCTTGGACTTCCCGGTAACGGCGAAGTCCGTAGAGTTCGCAATCGCGCCTACATCGGCTCAGACGATGTATATCGACAAGGTGGAAGCGATGTGCCTGTTGCAGGTCGTAGGGGCGCACGAGCAGCTCTCAATCGATCTAGTGGCCGAACGTGAGGATGTCAGCACGTTCAAGAGCCTGCAGGACGAGAAGCAGTTCAGGACGTTCTTCACGACGCTGATGAATGGCGGCGAGATTACCGTTCGGAACTACTGGGGTGTTGCGAAGTGGTGGGACGCGACAACGGCCTACGCGGCCGGAGATGTTGTCCAGCACAACGAGCGCAGCTACACCTGCATCTTGGCGAGCACGAACAACGAACCGCCGAATGCGACGTACTGGACGATTCTCGGTACGGAGAACATGAACTACACCCTAATCCAGGGGACGAAGGTGTTCTGCATTCTCTTCACGGACACGGGGGCTACGCCGCTTTGTGGCGCGGCATCGGCGATCGCTGAACGATACGAGTTCTGGGCACGGATCCCACAGTCGGGCATCACAGCCCCTCTGGCTGGGGCAATACAAAACCCATTCACGCTGGCCGTCGATGGCATCGTTGGCATCGTCGATCGGGCGAAGGACTAGGAGGAACACAGCATGGCGAAGAAGAAAGAAGTAGCGGTGGCCGACGACAACGTTCGCGCCGCCATCCAGAAGTCGATGGACGACTCCCGCGGCGGGGTGATTCGGAAGTCCGCCAAGGAGTACGAGAAGTCGCTGAAGGCGAAGAAGTAGCACTGACGGTTGAGTAGGAGGATGAGATGGATCTGAATCAGAATCTGGCAGCGGCCATTGAGCAGGCAACGAGCGAGACTCACAAACGAGAATTCGAAGTCGGGGGACAGATGCTTACGTTCCCCCGACTTTCGATTGGAGAGCAGGGAGCGTTCGAAGCGTTCATACGTGAGGACCAGCGGAAGCGGGGGGATACATCGGCTCCATTCTCGCTGTCGGCTACACGCAACAAGTCGGCAATGGCGATGTCAGGAATGATCCGCCAAGCCCAGAGTGCCGTTGCTCAAGCTCGTACGGCAGCCGGCGAAGGCGGGATGATCAAGACAGTGGAAGAGGCGCAGGTACTGGCGGCGAAACTGCAGCAGGAAACGATGGATCGCTTCCTGCCGTACACCGACCGCATCTTCGCTGGATTCCGGCGGGATCAGATGCTCGAGGCCGTCGCTACGTCGCTGAGGAAGGAATACGGGCCGAACGTCTCCTATTCGATCGAGGTGGATGGGAAGAAAGAACCCATCACCGAGCCGATCGGGGCACAGTTCGTGGACAAGCTGTTCTCTTCCACGGGCGGGCACATGCTGGAGAACGTCTTCCTGTGGGTAGTCGGCCTCTCGGAACAGCAGGCGCCGAAGGATCTCGATCTCAAGCCTGGGATGACGTTGGGCGAGATTGCCAAAGAAGCAGTCGGTGATGAGGAAAACTCAGGAAGGGAGCAGGGCTCCGAATAGATTACGAGCTGGCCGTGCCAGTGCTGATGGTCCTGTATCACAAGACAGAGACGCAGGTACTGGCATGGGATGACATCCAGTTCGGCTACTACGTGAATCAGGCGCAGCGATTCGGTCGCTGGCTGTGGAACTTCTTCCCGCCGGAAGTGGGTGGGAAGACCGCAAAGGACGCGGAGAAGAACGCAGCCCAACTCAGGAACGCTACGCCGGAGCTACTGGTCCCGAGTGAAGAGAAGATGGATGACACACGCGCTGAGTGCAAAGCGCATGGATTGATCGGTCCGCAGTGAGGAGGGGTTCATGGCTGGCGAGACACAACTCGGCAGGGCGTTTGTAGAGATCGTCGTCCCGCGAGCGCAGTTTGAATCCCAGATGGCCGCTGTCGGGTCGTCATTCTCCGCGCACATGGCGAGCATAGTGGCGCAGGCGCTGTCCGCTTCCGGCGCCATCGCTACGTCAAACACTGCCCTTGTCAATAGCTACAACATGGTGACAGGTTCTGTGATGGGCCTGTTGTCTGCTGAAGAGTTGGCTGCACTCAGCGCGAACAAACTGGCATTGGCATTGCATGAAGCGGATGTCGCAGCAAGGTTGCTCGCTGCAGGCGGCGTACTCCTGTCTGCCGGCTTGGACAAGACCACGTGGTCAATGATCAACGTAGATGGAGCCGCCAAAGCGACGACCGTCTCCATGGGATCAATGCTGTCGATGGCCAAAGCGGCCTTGCCGTTCCTTGCGGCATTCATGGCTATCTCAAAGACCCTCGGAGTTGCGCGTGGAGCCACCGAAGCGCAGGAAGAGTTCAACAAGGAACTCTACCAGTTGTGGACGCTGACCGATCTCACCTCGGAAGGCATTGAGGATCTCGGCGATGAGATTCGCGGCCTTGTCTACGATTACAACGTCATGGCGGCGGCGGGCACGAAGGCCATGTACCAGATCTACAGTGCCACGTTCACGGGCGCCGAGGCGACCGAGATCTTCAAGACGGGGATGAAAGCTGCTGCGGCCGGCGTGACGGATCTCATGGCGGCAGTGGACATGACGACAACTGTCCTGAATGCCTACGGCATGGTGGCATCAGAATCTACCAGAGTCAATGATTTGTTATTCACTGCGATCCGTTATGGAAAGACAACATACGAGGAACTAGCAGGACAATTCGGTCGTCTTGCCGGTGTTGCGGCCCCTGCCGGTGCCCGGCTGGAAGAAATGAC